CCGGTCCCATGGTGCTGAAGATGCACTCGTCCATTTGTCGGTCCAATGACCCCCTCGAAAGAGGGCATTGGGTTACCTTCGGTGGCTTGTCTCTTGGTAGTTCCTTAAGACTTGTAGGCCTTAATTTCTACCTCCTTCGCTTCTTTGATGAAGCAAGAGCACCCCCTCAGACAATTTCTTGTCCTACTTCATGCTCTCACCTGAAAAGTTAATTCGGTTTCTAAGCCGAGTCCATAACTGGAGGATTCCAGAAATATTCGCGACCTTCGTCTCCTTATCACGTATCAGGGCCTTCACGGAGGTCGGACTGATTAGGTCCGCCTTATCAGCTGCCCGGGTCACCTGTTGTAGGATCGCCGAACACTGGATTACATTAAACTTTATGTTTAATTTCTGAAGGTGCTTCATCGCTTCCTCACCTTTATCGATACTCGCTTGCGCTTCAGCGACAGCTTTATTCGCTGCCGAATCCACCTCTCGCGTCGCAGGATCACGGGGACGTTCCGTGAAGAATAAATCTTCTTGGAGGTCGTCGATCCGTTCTCTCGCTGGCAACAGCACTTCCGTCATTAGGCCAGTGGCCCATGGCGTAAATGCTGTTAGTTTACTTTGGTCAAAACCAAAGTCAACCGGAGAGCGAGACATGAGCCAATCAACCCATGTCTTCGCCGCAAACTTACCGGTGGTAAGCGGGTGAGTCAAGAGGACTAAAAGAGCTTTCGCTCGAGTAGGTATTCGCTCCCAAGGAGCGTCTACTTTACTCGCCATCTTGAAACCGCTGCCCATGGCACGCATGAAGTTTGCCAAAGACCCAGTAGGGTACCAGGCAGACAAGGCGTGGGCTACACCCATCGTATTTTGAGCAGCTGCCCAAAATTTGATAGGCAATCCACTTAGATCTTCTCCTCGAAAGAAGAATTTCTTTGCGAATTCCAAGGTTTTACCTTGGGCGATAAGGCTTTTGGCCAAACCGATCTCCACGCCAAGCAGTTGGCATAACTTCACGTACTCATCAGCCGTTCGGTCACAGGCAATGACAACGTCATCACCTAGGACCGCATAGCGGTCGAACCACTTAACATATCCTGCGCGGTATGCGGCAAATTGCACCATAGCATGGTGAACTATTGCTAACATACCCCATGATGAATAAGCGCCCATCGGTTGCCCGACACCGTAGCGTAACCATGGCGACGCCAGGTTATGGGCTTTCATTCTACGTATACCGATCCAATAAGGTCGGTATACGAGTAGGCTTCTCCAGCATGAGGCAAATTGGCGACCGAAGATCTGGGCCAGAATTAGGCCTTGGATCAGGACTGGGATTCGATCCGTCGCTGCACTGAGATCATACGAGTAAATCGTTTGATCCGGTCCGACAATCTTCAAAAGCCTTTTCACGGGCTTAAGTTGATCGAAGGTACCGTCCTGTGGTATTTCTCTAAGTATAGAGAATATCCATGTATGCAGCGGCTTCAACGCAATCTGCGTCCAATAATCCACAATGGCGAACACCCGGACTTTTCCGGCGGGTTCGAGTTTCTCTGACAACCGTCCATTTGCTTTGCTTCCATCCCAAGGCTCCTCATTATGACGAGCCCTAAGACTTAACTCAGCAGTCTCGACCATTTTGGTCCATAAAGACTGTGTCGTTCCTGTACCTCCCGGTACTAATGAGAGGTACCGAAACAACGACCATCCCCACTCTCCTCGCGTCCACCTTGCGGCAGAGTTGAATCGAGTGGCAAATGACGTTAGAGAAACGCCTTTGCTTGCTTTATCAGCCGACGCCTTCACTATGGCAACCAACGCTGGTCGCTCGAGAACATCTGTCTTGATGTCCAAGAGCTTCCAACCTGTATGTACAGTTAGCCCACTCAGGAACCAAGTCCTAATAAAACGGATCCATTCCTTGAGAAATTTTGTTTCCAAAACTTTCCCTCGGTCAGTGATCGAGTCGTATTTCGGTCTTGAATCCATGAGCAAGACTATTCGATACATGCCCAACAATGTCAGCCAAAGTCTTAGAGTAGCAGTGTCTCCCCTTCGAATGTAACTCCTAGCATAAGCCGGGATTACACGGGGTAGACCATTGCCACCTGAAGACACAGCACACTTTGCGATCGCTCGCGAGTGCGTCCGTAACTTTGACCCAGGCACACCCTGCATTAGCATGGTATGCATGGTTTTCAACTGAAGGACTAGCCCTCGTCTACCCTGCTTACGTACAATATTTGCAACCCACTTTGCAAAATAGGTTATTTGTAGAACTTTACTACGCGACAAGCCACCTGAGACCAGTCTCCCCCATGAAATCATGGGAGGGACAAGGTCTCTCCACACTTTTAGATGTGGACGCCAATTCATTAGACGCGAACTAATCCTCAGATTTCTAATTTGGAGATTACTAAGTAAGCTTCGCATTATACTTTTCTTTGTTTCGTTTGTTGTCCTTTGAACCTTCGGTTTCCCTTCTAGATGATACTAGAATAAGGGGCCGCAGGCGCTCCTGAGCGGAGGCAGTGGGGTCTGCTGTAGGATTCCAATAACCTACCTCGCAGAACTCCATGGTCCCCGGTCTGGCTTCACAGGCAACGCCCGTTCCCACCTCGCCTATTACCACTTCATCCTAAGAAGCATTTATGGTACCTACACTCTCACTATGCCTTAGCGGCACTCCGAGATCCCTGGCAGAAGAGCTGGTTCGAATTAATTCAACCACTCAGTGTCTTTGATCTTTCCGGATTTCTCCTTCAGATCTCCAAGCTGTGGCGATCTTCATAATCTCCGCAGACATCTTCTGGCTACCATCGGGCTAGAACGTTTTAAACATCACGTTCTTAAAAGCCCCATAGAGCCTCCAGCGCTCATCGGATCAGCCCAGCTCGGGCCCCGTTCCTGTTACGTGTATCGATCGGCTATCAAGCCATATTCTTGTTTAAGGAATACAGTACTTCCGACCGCCTTAACGGGTCCTCATACTAGGGGTCTCGTCCGGCGATATCCAACGATGTGGAGGAGTATGGAAACTCCTAAGACTCTAAGCGGTTAGGCTTAAAGCCGTGAGCGGTTTGCCACGCGTTTGCCGTCTGTCTAATTCTTACATTAGCTCCGGTATTACCGTGTGTCCAGCTGGTTTCACGCCATATCCAGGTCTCAGAAGTGGAGTCTCTACTTTGGGATCACTAACAACGGTGACTGAAGAAAGGCGCCCGACCATCCCTTTCGGGATGCGACGTGCCGTCTGCACTCACAAGTCAACTCTAATGACTACAGGTTGATAACCTGCAACCTTCGATCCTGACCGTTGAGTCGTGATCGGAGATAGTTTATCTCCTGCCTGGACCTTCT